TGTTGGTCTGACGTAATCCCACCACTAAAGTAGTGGGGTTCTATGGTTGGCATGCTTCCTATGCCATTGCCATTCGGGGGGCATCAGTGCTCCCCTCTGCCATATCTCTTTCTATGACAGATTGATTCACGTCTTGTGCCAGCGCAATGTTGAAAGCGGCGTTGACATCTGCATGATCAACGTGCCCGCATGCGGGACACGAAAACTCCTTCCCGTTCCTGTTGCCCAGAGTCCCACACTTACTGCACCTTTGACTGGTGTAGGCGGGATCGACATAGGCTACTGGTACTCCCTGCAGCTTGGCCTTGTATTCTATGAATTGCTGTAGCTGATGGAATGACCAACTGTTCAGGGAATAGTTGAACGAGCGAGTGTGCTTCTTGTTGTTTCTGATTCCTGATAGGTTCTCTAATTTTATTACGGCATGTTGCTCTTTTGCCATCTCCACGATTTTCCTGCTTATCTTGTGATTGGTGTCACGGACGATGCGCTGTTCCCTGTTTTTCACCTTCTTGAGAGCGTTGTGCTTTCCTTTCATCTGGAGCTTGCGTCGCATACGTGAGTATTTCTTGTGGATGTGCAGACACTTCTTGCCAAGTTTGGTGACTTGTCCTGTTTGGACGTTTGCGACCACTGCAACGTGACCTGTGGTGTTTCGATCAACTCCTATGCATGTTTCCACGTTGATTGGTGATGCTTCGGGAACTGACATTGAGATATAGGCGTACTCCTTGCCAACTTCGATTTGGTTTATTTTCTCGAATGTAGGCAAGTACGTCCCATCAAGCTTGAGCTTGAGACACGGCACGTATATCTCCTTCCTTAACTCATCGAACTTGATGCTTTGGTTTGGGATTGTCAGCTTGATGTTCTTGACACTTTTTGCTTTCTTGTTCCGTGAGTATTTGCGAAGAATCTGATTCGAGATGGCTGACTTGAGCCCGATGTGGCGAACATCTGCGGAGGACGTGGACCTATGCCTGATTGCATACTGGGCTACTTTCTTAGCTTGTTCCAACTCCGGTGAGAAGTCCCTGTTGTGTCTCTGCTTATAGGTGAGTATCATGTCACTTGCCTTTCTGCTCTTCGATATACTTCTTCACGGTGCTCTCGGAGATGTGTCCTACCGTTTCGCAGTAGTAGCTTCGTGTCCATAGCGAAGGGAGCTTTGAAGTGAGATGGGGAAACTCATCACGAAGGATTCGTGACGTGTACCCTTTTAGTTGTGCGACAATCCAATGGGGCGGTGCAGTCGGTTCTGCTTTTACAAACAGATGGACATGATCGGGCATCACTTCCATTCTTACGATTTCAACGTTGATTTGTTCTGCTTTTTGGTAGAGCAAGTCTTTTAGACGTGTCTCGACATCTTTGATAAGTACCTTTCTACGATACTTAGGACACCATATAAGGTGGTATCCTATGTTGAACACGACTGTAGATTTACGTTTCCATCTTTGGGAAGGCACAATAGATATATGACAAACATCTATATAAATGTTTAGGTAGATTAAAATGAGTACAGACAAAAAACCATTCATCCCACGGCTGAAGACCGTGGGCTTTCTGATAAACGAGGCGTAAGAAAAAGAAGGGACTAATAGTCCCTTATAACATATCCGAGACCGGCGCAGTAATCGCACCGTGGGTCGCTGCCCTTGCACCGTTCGCATACGCGGCGATGCGATAATTTCTCCCTATAAAATGACTGTTTAATATAGGGTATGCACATGATTTACCACCAAATTCCCATCATTCCCATCTCCTTCATCGTTGCGAGCAGGGCGGAGCCGACTCCCACCTCGATGATGTCCCACTTCGTATGCTCCCAGTCGGGGCAGCTCCTCGGCAGGGCGTCGAAAAGCTGGTACGTCAGGGCGCACACGGCGAACAGGACCGCCGCCATCCATACTGGAACGAGGGCTGCGAACCACATACCCCCGAACACATGGAACGGCGTACATCGGGAGGGGCGGTACCCCTGCAGCATTATTCCTCGGCCTCCAAAAGCTCCAGAATCATCTTCTCCAGATTCGCCACACGGTCCTTGAGGTCCTTCACCTCGTCATCGGCGTTGCGCAGATCCGTTGCCGCCACGGTCCCGCCGAGGACGTCCTGCCTCCGCATGACGCGCCCGTTTACGTACACCCAGTCTGCTTCCGCAGTTCCGAGGTACCGTATTGTTACTTTCCCAGCGTTTATCACGCGGGACAGCGGCCTCAAGGCGTCGTACTCCGTGATGTCCTCGTGGACTTCCACCTTGAGGAATCCCTTGTCGGTGACGTACTCGCCCTTCGAGACGCCGGACCAGTCCACGTTGTCGGTGAACTCCGCCGGACCCTGTTCCCTTTGGCACACCCTCATCTCAAGGTGCAGCACTGGCATCACACCATACGCGGTGCGTACCTCCTTCACGTCCTCCGGTATGAGCCGCGGCGCGGCTATGTAGTACAGACTTCCTCCCCGGTATATCAGGTCCCGGTATATGTCGGCACGGGGAAAAGCGTCCGTTACACGGAGCTTGTCTATTCGTGCCTGTATCTTCGCGTTACACGCGCTTATGTTGCATGTCATGCTTTCGTTCTCCTGTGCTTCCAATATGATTGGATAATATATATTTGTATCCCACAATAATCCAATATCCTTTTCGTATTGTGTGATAAGGTTGCTAAAGTATGTTTCAAATTCGGTCATTGAATCCTCATCCTTTCATCACTTCCTTGTCGAAGTAGTGGGTAGCTATCATCCCCGCTATGACCCACAGCTCGTTCGGTATCTGTATCGCCGTGGCGGTACAGTAACACACGGTGGACATCACCGCGACGACCATGAAGTACCTGCCGGAGAGGAGCTTCGCTCTCCCCGACCACTTCACGGCGTCGCACGGTACGCAATCCACGCTATCGCCGCAATCAGCAGCGTCATCAGCAACGATTTTATCCATATACTCATTTCACCCGCCTTACCAATATATCCACTTCCGCCCCCACGCCGCCGAGCGCCATCGCCTCGTCGGGGGAGATGAATATGCAGTATGTTTTCTGTGTCCTTTGCGCCACCCTCCTCCTCGTGGAAAGTACCACGTCATCCGTGAACTCCACTTCCGGGAAGAGATTGCGCAGCCGTTCTATCCTTCCGATGAAAAAACCTCCTTTATGGCATCCTCCAGATGAAGGTGCCTTGTTGTTGTACCTGTGATTACGGCGCACATCCCGTCAAGGGAGGGCCGCAGCTCGTATGAAAGTACCTTGTCATCCCACACCGACATGACTGGCATCGCATCAGATGTGCCGTTCACGCACCCCCCTATCGCCGCATCGAACGAGGCGAGCGCGAATGAAGGCACGGATGACTCGTGGAACGTCTTGTACTTTACGGATACTTCGTATGTTCTCATTGTTGCTCCTCCTCATATCCTCGAATCCTCAACGTGACCTGTTTGACCGTTGTCGTGACAGGCAATATGAACACCATCCCCGGCTCGTACTCCACCCATTCGCCGGGATTTGGGTAGACTTTTTTCATTTCTTCATACCCCCATCCTGTACAGTTTCTCCGCTTCCTTCCTGCTTATCGCCCAGCTAAAGGCAAGAACATCCTCCCCGATGGTGATGGTGCGCATCCGGTAATAATCTTTCTGCCCGAAAGCGAGCCGCGCTGCCATTGTGAAGGTATTCTGCCTTTTTCCCTCGTTCATGTACCGCTTGACCGCCCTCAATGCACCGCCGAATGTGGGGTATATGCCGATAATACCCTCACCGTTCCTTTTCACCCAGTATCTCATTCCTCCACCTCCTTTATCTCCGGCAAATCATGCCTTTCCCTTACTGGTGCCTGATTAGCATATTCCCTGACAAGCGCAATCACCTTCTGTGCCCGTTCATCGTCACAGTCAAGACGGCACAAGTGATATAATATCTGGCAAAATATGTTCCAATCAACCTTCATGTCGAAACTACCGCACCACAACGGGAAAACGGAAAAGTCGAGGTCTGCCCCTCGGAGGTCTGCACCTTCGAGGTCTGCCTCTCGGAGGTTTGCCCTTTGGAGATTTGCCCATTGGAGGTCTGCCCCTCGGAGGTTTGCCTCTCGGAGGTTTGCCTCTCGGAGGTCTGCCCTTTTGAGATTTGCCCATTGGAGGTCTGCACCTTCGAGATTTGCCTCCCAGAGGTCTGCATCTTGGAGATTTGCCTTGTATAGATTTGCCCTTTGGAGGTCTGCCCTTTGGAGATTTGCCCATTGGAGGTCTGCCCTTTGGAGATTTGCCTCTCGGAGGTTTGCCCTTCGGAGGTCTGCCCTTTTGAGATTTGCCCATTGGAGGTCTGCCCTTCGGAGGTCTGCCCGTTTCCCCACTTTTTCATCATTAAGCCACATCTTGTGTTTTCTTAAAATTTCATTCAATTCTTCTTGGTTCATTCCTCCCCCTCCTGTGCGTCTGGTAGTGGGCAGTCTGGATGTATCCGCTCACATACATTAATCGGATTAATCAATATACCCAATTCACTACATGACCAATATTCATTACATCCCATTATAATTCCTGTAATATGGCGACATTGGCTACAATGATTAATCCTCCTTCCAGTACAATCCTTCATTTCTCATCACCTTCCGCATCGTGTATATTACAGACTTTCACTCCATCCCAATATGCGCACATCCATCACACCCTAACTCTGAACTTGACTCGGCGAAGATATTATAGAATCTGCACCACAATAATCTAAACTCTGTTGTATCATCCATGTACCGTCCATAGCTCTTGTATTCACATGTCATACATCATCACCATCCAGTGCGTGTTTTACTATACTTACAACATCACAATAGTCTTGTATCACATCATCAAGATTATTCTCAATATATGTAAACAATGAATCTTCATCATGATATTGCATTATTTTAAATATCCCTTCAAGTGCTTTTTTGTAACGGTCACGCTCCTTAATCAATATCTTCCGCTCCAACGCGACTGTTTCCATTTCAACTTCATCCCATGTTATTTTGCTCACGCCCTCACCGCCGCCATGTCGCCTATTACCTCGCGGAGAACGTACCCCTTGAGGTAATATACGTCTTGCACCCTCCGGCGGTCCATGATGCCGTCGGGTCCGGGCACGAGGAGCTGGTCTCGTTCCAGCTTTTCCGTTACATAAAGTTCCTTGAGCGAGTACCACGCCGTCGTCTCGGCGACGTGGAACAGCTCCGCCGCCTTCTGGCGGGTGAGATATTCGGATGGATTATCCGCAAGGTAATCCATTATCATTTCTTGTGTTTTCAAGAATCTTGGCATGTGTCATCCTCCTGTATATGTTCTTCCTCTATGGCTTCCTCGAATCGTATGGCGTAGCACCATATACGATTCCTGTTTATGTTCACCCTCCGTTGAAGCTTTCCCTTTTCACCCCACACATATCCCTTCTCATTAAGGTCTGACAGGACACGGCGGGGGGAGAATCCCCACTCGGTCATAATCTTGTTGAACTGGTATGGGAGTATGTACAGGTAATCCCTGTCTATAAGCCCGTATGATTCGCCCATATACGAGGAGGATGCGTTAAATCGTTCCGAGTTCCCTGCCACCCACCCCCGCAGCATCTCGTATGCGCGGAGCGTGTCGTCGCGGTCCTCGTTGGATTCCATCTTGTCGAGCGCCCACTTGGCGAGGAGCTTCGCCTCGGTGTCCGCCACGGCGTCATCGATTCCATGAAGCCACAGTCTCGAATAGTAATCACCAAGCGCCACCGCCGCGATGAGGTCCACATGGGAACGCGACTTGTCCCCTCCCTTCTCAAGGAGATACGCGACGTACCGCTCGTGCCGCCGTTTCGCCTCTGCCATATCCATCGCGAGGACCCGCTTCACGAACTCGGATGCGGCCCATCCGTGGTGTTCCATGACTCCTTGGTATATGGAATGGGAATCGTCGTCATCGAGTCCGGGGAACCGAATCTCGATGCTCCTCGTCTTGACTCCGCCGTATGTGGTGTCCTCCGTCAGGGGATGCTCGCCGTTCGTCAGGGCGATGGTGCGCCAATGCGATATGGGGTCGGTGCCACCGTATTTGTTCCCCCGGAGTTTCGAGACGCCGGCGGATACAATGTATATCATCGTTTCCATAAAGTTGTTCTTCGTGTTACCCATCTGCTTTTCATCTATGCCTATCGGCACGTCGCAGAATCTTGTGGCGTGGCGTTCTATACCAGTATGAGTGGTGTTGAACGTTACCTGCATGAAGTCAGGATTTCCCCATGCGGATACGGCTGCACGCAGCACGGCGGTCTTTCCCTTCCCGGAACCCCCCCACAGGTGTATCACCATGGTGCGGAGGCGCAGCGGCTTGAGGAACGGCGCCGTGAACGATGCCGACATCATAAAGCGCGACTCGAATCGAGTGTACAACGGATGGACCACCTCGAGCCATCCATCAAGGGTGCCCTTTGTCCTGCATCCGTTTGCAGAATCATCCATGTCAAGGCGGATGTCCGGCGCACCATACGGCGCAAACGCCTTCTCGCCGCACCATCCGTACCTGCGCATCGATGTCTTAATCTTGAGTATGTGCCTGTTGGCGTCCTCGAACTCCGCGATGTAATTCACGAAGTCCCTCGCCCGCTCGCTTGTGAGGGGGAGGCCTGCATCGGTGAGGGATATTACTTTCTGCTTTGCGAATACCATGGAACGGGGGGAGACGAGCTTGTGCCACCTGTCGTCGCAGTACCACGACAGCTCTATCTGTTCCTCCTTGGATTCTATATCCCTGTACCTCGCGGATATGCCGACGGGGACGGGACACGCGACGGCAATCCTCGTCGGGATTCCCGCCGCATTGAGCACGAGCTTCTTTACCCCCGCATCGGATATGTCCCACCCGTTAGGCGCGTTCAGCTCCGGCACGGGAAAGTCGGGGTATGTCTCGTCGAGGCGCCGGACATCACTCATGGCGAGCGTTGCGGAGGCGCGTGCCTTCGCCCGTTCCTTTACCTTCGACTGTATGACGGACTTCGTTTCCCCTGTGGATGCGGCGATAAGGTCCGCCGCGTCCTTGTACATCTGCGGATTCTGCAGCTTCACCACGGCGAGGTCTCCGTAGGGGTCGGGGGATATGTTCCTCGTGATGCGTTCCATGGCATCGAGGTACTCGTACTTCGGGGAGCCGAGCGCCACGGGTGCGGCGATGTCGAGGTGAGGGCATCCTTGGCACTCTTTTGCATGGAGTTCCTCCCCTATGACTGCGCACGTTATGGGCTTCCGCTCCGACTGGGCGCGGAGAAACTTGGTAAGCGTCTCCTCCCATGTGTACTTTTTTGCTGCGGGGCGGCAGAACTTATGCACCTCCGTCACGATTGCCTGCCCGTCCTCGCATTGGGCGAGATTCGTCAGGAAGGCGAACCACTCCTGCTCTGGAACGTATTGCCTCGCCTTGTATATCCTTTGGAAAAAGGGGCAGTTGGCGACGACCCTCCGGCCCGATGTCGTACCGGGGGATAAGGGCACGTCACATTCGGGTTCTTGGTGCGCCGCCTCTGCCCGTATCACATTGATAAGGTCATCGAAGGAATACTCCTTCCCTGTATGGAGCTTGACCTCCACAGATATTGGTTCCGCTTTGAAGTTTGTCGTTCCGGGCACGCGGAGGACGCGGGCGAGGTCGGCGGTGTTGTCCATCGTCCACCCCCGCTGCTGGAACAGGTCGCGGAGTCTGTCCTGCAGCGCCTTGACCGCCGCCTTCCCCTCGTCGGGAGGGAGCGGCTCGTCGAGCTTCCAGTAGGCGTGGTACCCGTGGCCGGAGAACACGAGCCACGTCGGGTCGGCACCGAACTCGGTAAGCACCGCCTTGACCGCCTCGCCGTCGGGGGGGTAGTCGTTCCTCGCATGGGCGAGGGTGTCGTACACGTCTATCTCCGCCCACAGGAACGGCACGCACTCCACGGCGTCGCCCTTCCCCCGTCCCGTCTCCGGCACCATCTTCTGCGGACAGCATGAATAATAGGCATCGTGCCCCTCGGCGCATACCACCTCGGCACGGGTGATGGCGAGGTCGAGTTCGGTGATTCCGAACCACGACGACGCCTTTGTGCGCCCGTCCCATATATTGATGAAACCGTGGGGCACGTCCTTGAATAGGTGTTCGAGCATGTTCACGTTCTTATCCCCCGATAAAGAAAAAAAAGAGGAGGGTTACTCCTCCAGATTCATCTCCTCGACATCCGCCTTCTCGTACTTCGGCTTTCCGTAGTCCGGGGAGATGCCCGCTCCCGTGTCCGGCTCGTCGATGTAATCGACCTTCTGCCGCACCGCCGCCGCCTTTATCTGCTCCTGATACTTGGCGAGCGCTGCTTGGCTCTCGATGTCGTAGAGGATGGGCTTCCCTTCCGGCGTGCGCTTGAGCGACATGATGATTTTCACATACTTGTCGCCGGATGCCGCCTTCGCCGGTTCGAGGGACAGGGTGATAGGGCTTGAGTAGTACGGCTTGAATCGCTGCACGAACAGCTGGGACAACCGCTTCGAGACGCCCATGCGTGATGTCGGGGGCACGGACACGACGAGCGGCCATACCTCCCCTTCGCGGAGGATGTAGAGGCGGTATCCTGTCTTGCACGCCTTCCCCCTGCTGGGGTTGCCCTGCTTGTCGAAGCCGCTGCCGAACTGGTAGTACGGGCACGATGCACAGACGCGGTGCGAGTTCGTCTCGGAGTCGTACCCCGTCCTGCCGTCCATGGAAAAGCACTGCGGCGGCTCGTTCGATGTACCGCGCTTCGGCCAGTAGGCGTTCGCGGGGTGGGCGTAGATAAGCGTGCCAGATACGGTGCGCTCCATCGTGGTCTCGCCGTACTCGTCGGGGACCTCGAAGAACTCGGCTCCGCCCGACGCCACCTTGGCGCGGGGGAACTGCACGATGCCTCCCTCCCCTCCGAAGAGTTCGTCCACTGCCTCCTTGAGGAGTTCGAGACTTTGCGGTACTTCAAACTTCGCAACGGATACATTCTGTGCCGTCGTTGCCACGGCGTTGTTCTCTTTTGTCGTCATACGGTATCTCCTTATTCCTTATTCGTTACTTCTTCCTGCGGGACATCCGTGCCTTGTCGTACACGGAAACGAAGGGGGCCAGCCAATCGGGCAGCTCGCCTTCGTGCATGTCAGCTATCTCGCGGAACGTGGCGTTCAATGTGTTGGCGTTCACGGTCTCCTTGATTATGTCGCCGAGACCGTTCTCCCGCAGCACACGGTAAAACTTCTCCCCGTCGATGGCGGGGCGGTAGTACGGCTTGGTGTCCCTCGCGTACCGGTAGTCCCCGGCGTCGTAGGTGTCCATGCCCATGGCTTCGAGCGCCATATAAAACTCAATCTCGGCGGTCTCGAAGTCGGAACGGGCGTCCTTCGCCTGCTCCGCCAACTCCTCTTTTATCGTCCTTTTCTGCTCGTAGCGCAGGGCGAGGCGGGCGATGTGTTCCCCCGCCGCGCGGAGCGCGTCGTCTTGGCTTTCCATAAGATTCCTCCTGTATGTATGTTGCATTAATTGTATTTAAATGTTTTTATTGGAACAGTTTTCTCTGGTTGGATTCGGGTCTTTGGGTGCATCCGGGGATGTGCCTGAATATGTGCGCTATGACGTCCACCGTCCACCCGTTGCCGAGCATTTTGTACCGCTGGGTGTTGCTCACTCCCTCGGTGTAGTTGTCCGGTACGGTCTGGAGCCGTTCGCACTCGATTGGGGTGAGCTTCCTGAATACATTATCCCCAAACCACACCCCTGTTTTCGACATGGTGCTGGAGGTGGGTAAAGCCCCGTGCTTGCCGTCTAAATAATACGCCCTCTGGTCCTGTGAATTATACCCTTTACCGGAGGCATCCCACTGGACATAATTATCCTTTTTTTCAAAAGCGGCTTGTTTCAATCCAATTTTATTTGCCTGTGGAACTTTCACATATCCGATAAGATTGTCCTTCTGCACCGATGTCAGGGCGTTCGTTTTACCGTCCGTCCTCGGCTCGATGCGCTGCTGTGTCAATCCTGCGACCTTCATCTTGTGGTCCTGGCGCACCCCGTCAACGGTGTACCTGCCGCGTTGAGCGGCGCAGAAAACATTAGAATGACCTCCCTCGATGATGTCCTTGAGCAGTATGCCCTTATCTTCCGGTTGGCGGATTTCGGGTATGTTCGTCCAGTACAGGCGCTTTCTTGTCTGCGCCGAAACTAACGCAGAGTTTATCTTAATCGGCTTCACACCGAGCTGTTCACTTATGACGTCTTGATACTCCTGCTTCATAACGACGTTCTCAAGTAAAAACCACTTTGGATTCATCTCCTTTAGGATACGGACATACTCGAAAAACAGGGCGCTTCTTGGGTCATCGAAGTTGAGCTGCTTTCCTGCGAACGAAAATCCCTGGCACGGACTGCCGCCGATGAGCATGTCGAAGTCACGGTATTTCATTCCGTCCACCCTGCACACGTCGCCAATCTGCACGATGTCAGGATAATTCTTCATCGCCACCTGCATAGCCCACTTGTCAATCTCGGATGCGTGGTATGCCTCGACCCCGAACCCGGCGCGCTCAAGGGCGATGCGCCCGCACGCCATGCCGTCGAAAAGACTCAATACTTTCAGTTTCATATCAAACACCTCTTTTCAATAATTTTTTCCATTCATCCACGACGAGATTCGCCATGCTCCCCTTCCTCTTGAGGATGTCCAGCACGTCCTCGTCGATGGTGCCCTCCGCGATGAGGTGGATGTAGGTACACTTCTGGTCCTGCCCTATCCTGTGGATTCGGGCGCAGCACTGCTCGTAGTCGGCGTATGAATAATTCAATGAATAAAACACCGCCGTCGATGCCGCCGTGAGGGTGATGCCGAGACCGGCGGCCTGCAGCTGTGCGACAAACACCTTCCTTTCGGGGTCGGTCTGGAACCGTTCGATGGCTTCCGCCCTCTCCCTCGATGTCACCTCCCCCCATATCGCCTCGCGGGGGATGCCCTCCTTGTCGAGGCGTTCGAGGATGGCGCGAATCTCCGGGATGAATCGGCAGAACACGACGAGCTTCCCCGCCGTCTCGTCGATGACCTCGAAAAGCGTGTCCAGCTTCGCGTCATGTACCCTTTTTGTGTCCCCTTCATCCGTGGTGACGTGCCCCCCCGTAAGCTGGGAGTACCGAAGGAGGCGCGTCAGCACGTTCGATGCGCTTATCTGCCCTCCCTCGATGAGTGCCATGTCCTCGCGGGCGAGGCGCTTGTATATGCCCTTCGCGTATGGAGGCATCTCGCAGTACCGTTCCTGAAAGACCTGCGGGGGAAGGTCGAGGGCGTCGGCCTTGGTGACGCGGTACGCTATCGAGTGGACCCTCTGCGTCAGCTCCCCAAGATTCCTGTACCCGACGACCTGCTTGTTTTCCCATCCACCCATTACCGCGTACCTGTTGCGGAACGCATAATACGAGAACGGGAGGATATTGGGCGCGAGGAACCGGTACTGGCTCCAGAAGTCGAGCGGACCCTGCGTGACGGGGGTGCCCGTGAGAATATACCTGTATCTCGCGCGTCGCGCTAATGCGTGGAGATATTTGCTCTGGCGGGTAAAGGGATTTTTGATGCGCTGGGACTCGTCGCATATTATGGCGTCCGGAGGAAACTTCTCCCATGCCGCATCCATGCGCCACACGCTGTCGTAATTTACGACGGCGACCTTTAACCCATCGAACGGCAGTTCGGAAAACTCGTACAGATTCTTGACCGAGCGCGACGCCCCCCTGTCGAGGGTACATACCGAAACGGGGAACGCGGCGTGCTTCGCGAACTCCCTCTCCCACACGGAGAGGACCGACTTCGGGCACACCACGATGGCGCGGTGAATCTGCCCGTCGGCGTAAAGGTCCCCAAGCGTGGCGATGGCCATTATTGTTTTTCCTGTCCCTTGCTCGGCTAAAAAAGCAAATGCGCTTCTCCCTTTTGCCGCATTATACGCATCCCTTTGATGCGAATAAGGTTTCACTTTGAGTAGATGTTCCATGTTATACCACCAAGGGTACTTGTATCCCTATACCCAATATTGAATCCTTTTTTTTAGAGTTACATGATTGGCAGGAAGGGACAATATTATATGGTGTATGCACCCCCCCTTTTGATAAAGGAATAATGTGGTCCATAGTGAGCTTTACATCCGAGCGCCCACAATAGTAACATTTATTTTCATAATAATTACATACCAATTCCCACTCTTTCCTTGAAATCCCCTGGTTATATTTGTATATACATCGCCTTAATGTGTTCATATTTTTTATACATTCCTTCCCCCTTTCACTTTGTCTCCATAATTGTACTCTCCTTCTATGATATCCTTTATATGTTGCATAATACCATTTGTTATACTCCGATATTTTTTCCTTATTTTTTTTGGCGTACCTTTTCTTATTCTCTTTAATCCGCGCCTTGTTTTTGTTGTAATATTCTATATCTTGAAGTCTCCTCCTCTGTACAATATGTTCCTGGGCGGCCCATCTCCGTTTTGCTATACCTATACATGTTTTGCACCACACATTATACCCATCTTTCCTATTTTTATCTTTATAAAACGAGGAATAGGGAAGTTCACACCCGCATTTTGGGCATATTTTCATTTTTCCACCTTCAGCTTATATACCTGTACCGCCCTGCCGCCCTTCTCGGATGCGATGCGGTAACTCATATCGAGTTCATGCTTATCATACATAACTTTTAATGCGCGATTTATGTTGCCTTTACGGATGCCATACGCCTCCGCAATCTCCCTCGCGCTCGCGCCCTCCGGGGGGGCGCGATTCAATAAATACTCGTACACTTCACTCTGTCCCATCGTACCGACTCCTTATCTGTTCGAGTTCCTCCCGTATCCCCAACGCATCGATAATCGATTCCCTCAATGCGTCGAGTTCCTCCGCAGCGTGGCGGCGCTTAAAGCACGACCCGTTAGCTATGCCTTGCTTTAATCCGGTCTGCCTCACCCTGTCCTCGGGACCCACGACGAGACCGTGCTTTTCATACCACCTGTTCGCTGTCGAGTGATGGACACCGACACGCTCCGCTATCGAGGACGTCGGCTCCCATAACACAAATCGATAATACAACAGCTCGTCCCGTCGATTGTCGAGGGTGTCCACGAGCGTCTTTTTCCGGGCGTGAATCCTCCACGGCACCCCAAGCTTCACGCACCAATCCAAGAACGTGGAGCGTTTCACGCCGTACCTCGCGGGCAGGGTTTCGGGGTCCTCAGTCTCAAAAAGTTCCAGCACCTCCTCCGCCGTCGGGCGGGGGATCCTCGGTCCTTCGTAGTATTGGCGCAGGTGACTAAACTCAATCCCAAGCGCGTGGCAATACTTCCGCGTGGTGTGCGTGGAGCACCCGCAAGCGGCGGAGGCCTCCCTGACGGTCATCCCGCCCTCGACCATCCGCGCAGCGCGTTCGCCAGCGGGGCGCATCTGCGCCGTGCGGGGCGCGGCGGCGTATATGGTGCCCTGTATCCCCTTTAAGGAGAAAAGGGCGTAGGCGTAACCACGGCGCGAAAGGCGGAGGCACGCGGAGGCGCACATACGGTCCGGCTCCCCGATGGCTTCCGCAAGAATCATAGGTGTGCACGGGCCGTGCTCCTCAAGGGCGCGGTGCCAGTCCTGTGTCGTGCGCTTCATTCGCCCCCCTCCTCCATCGCCCACTCGTACAAGGCGTCCGGGTCGGGTTCGGGGCGCGGCTTCCGCTCCGTTGGAATCTCCGGGAGGGTGCCGGCTCCGCAGTGATTGGGGAGCTTGGGCGGCTCCGTCATCCCAGCACATCCTCAAGGTCCACGTCTGGGACCGCGCCGCGCCTGAGCGCGGCGGTGATGGCGTCCACGGCGTCGTAGGCGTCGGGGCAGAGACGGCGGGAGAATCCGCCGTCCGGCTCGTGGAATGTCACGGTTATCACCCGCTCACCTCCGATACCTCGCTGTTCCCGCACGGCGCGAGGATGTACGAGAGGGCGACCTCTCCGTCGGGCGTCCTCTTTGATGTGGACAGCCGCACGGGGTACGCGTCGCCCTCGCCCTGCTCGTAGGGCGTCATAACGACGAGCTTTTCTCCCCGCATGAGGCGAAGGCCCTTCAACCGCTTCAGCGGGAGCCACACGCCGGCCACGCCCGCGCCGGCCACGGGGGACAGACTCACGCCGTCCACGCACACCATTTTATCGACGGTGAGCCCGACGCGGACCGCCGGTTCCGAATCGGGGCCGAAGGGGAATTTTCGGGAGTAGCGCGGGCTTTTCCACGCCTTGTTCATGGCTCCGCGCCACTCGTCCACGTGGCAGTCGCCGCGCGCCACGTCCCGCTCGGCGCATACATTGGTCCAGAGGTACGGGGAGCCGTGGATGTGCTGCTCCCTGTCCTCCTCTGTCCGCATCACGATGCGGCCATCGACGGAGACGACGGTCTCCCCGTCGGCGTCGCGGTCCAGCTCGACGGTCACGGCGTCCCACTCGGACGCCTTCATGGCGCGGAGGAACCCCCGCACGTCGAGGAGGTACCGCAGCGATGCGGGGGCGATGCGGGGCGTCTCCGCGGGGGCGATCCCTTGGAACGCCTGCGCGCTTCCTGCGGACATCACCCACGGGAAGACCTCGACCTTTTGCCCGGCGGGCGAGAGGGGGATATACTCGACACCGGCGCTTTTCGCGCCCTCGACCAATTCGCGGAGGTACGCCCCGCGAATTTTTGTTGTCGTCGTGGCGGCGGGCATCAGTATTCCCCCCTCCTCTCAAGGGCCGCATCCACGAAGGAGGCGGCTATTATTCGCATGACCTCCTCAAGGCGGCGCATGTCCTCCTCGCTGCAGAACGTGCGGCCCCCGTTTGTGTAGAGGTTGTATTGCAGCGACTGCAGCTCGCGGTAGAGGTTCCCGGCCTCCATTGGCACGGTGCCGCGCGGCGGGTCGTAGTCGTCGGGGGCAAACTCGATGGCCCCCTTCTCGTCGCGGTACTGGTAGTAATAGGCCGCCTGGTTGGCGACCCATAGCCGCTCTACCCATCCCGCGATATTAAGCGCGGTCTCGCGCTCGCGGTCCAGTTCCTTCTTTGGGGCGCGAAGCTGGTACTGGTCCAGCTTCGCCTCCTCGCTGCACGGCATGGCAATGTCGCACGCCTTGTGCCGTCCCGCTACACAGTACGGCGATATCAAGCTTTCCAGTATGGGGCGTATGTTCGCCCACGATTTGAATATAACGCTCATCTTTTCTCCTCCTTGACTGTGCCGCCACGGGGCGGCGGTGTCTGTGTGGTACTGGGAAGGGGGTTTTTAAATACGTTGCCCCCCCCGCTGTCCTTTTTTCGGGGTGCGTGTCCGGTTTCGGACATCACATTGACCATCTTTTCCCCTCGGTCTTGAGCCACGCCCGCGCGTCGGCGCGGTCCGCGGCGTAATATATGGGGTGTCCGAGCTGCTCGGATACGACCACGACCTCACCGGCCACGGTCCTAATTGAAAGGTCGGCGGGCATTTAGTCCGCCTCCTCGTCGCGTCCGTACATGAGATTAACCTGTATGGCGGCCTCCATTAATCGGTCCCCAATATCGGGGCGGCCTTTCAGGTCACAGAGCCGGGCGAGGCAGTGTGCGGTCTCGCACAGTGGGTACACTCTCGGGTCCTCGGTGCGGTAATAGTCCTCGGGTCGCTCAAATACGGCGGATGCGGCGGCCTTGTAGGCCGCCCTCAACTCGGTGATTCTTGACATGTGGTTTTCCTCCCGGCGGTGCCGCGGATCCCGTGGCGGTGCCGTTACCTATTTTATGGCACAAGATGCATTTAAATGTATTTGTACATGAAAATGTATATTCTTGGGGATTGGTGGCGGTATAATACTCAGTTATATGGGAAATAATGTACACAAGTGTACATTGATGTACATGGTTGGGGAGTAGTGTATTCTTGTGTACATCTTCCGGGCACTCCCCGGACCGCCGGGGGACCTTCGGCGAGGGGAATAAATCGAGGCCGTATAACGTCGTATAATACACATTATACGACAGTGGGGTTATTCGCCAATCGGGGGTCAATTATGCCTTTAATCGCCGTAATATATTGGAATTATACCCCTAAAAAAACAATAATCCCATATTATACGACGTCAGGGGGTATAGGGAGGGGGGGGGATAGTTCCTAATACCCCTCCCCTACAGGTACCGTTATGGGGGGTCTCGAAGATTATCCCACTTTTTCGCCGTTAATACGTACATGACGGATACCGTATAACATACTTGTCCACCAACTATCCAAAAATTTATCCAAAACAAAGCAATATTATATAATATTATTAAGATTACTCATATAATATATAATATAGGATAGATGGATATATAATATATAATAACACACATGGGAATACACATAAGTTTCATATACATACGGCTCCCCAAAGTACCATAGTTCCAGTGGAAAGATAGGTACGGCGATACCAATCAAAAACACCCTATTTTTACGAAAAAATATTTTCAGCTTAGGGGGGGTGTATATTTTTTTTAGTTATCCATCTCGAAAAAGTGCCTATCGGGGCACGAATATTTAATATTTTAGGAAATAACCCCCATTTTTTTGGACAAACGTTTTTATCCAAAAAGTATCCATCCCCTACTTAATTAAACAGTCTAAACATATTTAAAATTATGAGGGGTGTTTCGGAATATTATTCCGCGGTTCCAGTGGAACTAAAATCAAGTGACCATGTTAGCAGGCGGTGTGCAGGGAAATATTTATATATGATTATATAATATATTGTTTATGCAAAAAGCAAAGCAGAACATACGCGAGTTCACCCTTTTGTCGTGCGAGCGGTGCGGCTGGGAGTGGCATCCGCGCTCCAAAACACCCCCTAAAACGTGCCCCAAGTGCCACAGCCCGTACTGGGAAACCGAGCGGGTGAGGGAATGATGCTCCGGCGCGAGGGCAGGAAGGCCGCCACCAAGGAACGAATCGGATGGGGCGCGGAAATGATTGTGTGCAGTGTGTGCGGCAAGGAGTTTCCATTGGCGCAACGGTGCTGCGATGCCATGCGTGTCTGCGAAAGGTGCAGGAACGGAGGCAGGGCGTACCAAGTGCGCACCCCGAAGCGGCGATACCGTTCGCAAAGGGCGAATGGGGAACAGGTACACTCCATAAATCCGTGCGGGATAACGTATGTAAGTGAATCCGGCGGGAAGCGCACAGTCCGTACGGGCACATCGAGCCGCAGGCGCGAACCGCAGGCGCCCGACATGGAAAAAAGGGCGCGGTGGATTGCCCGTTACGAGGAACTCCTGAAAAAGAGGGATTGACAAAAATATTTATATAATCGAATTACCTTGTTATTGTGTCGGGGGCTCCTCCTCTCCCGGCATCTCGGCTCCGATGATGCGCAATCACCTCATCACTATTCTTCTTCCATGGGCGGAGGAGCCATGTTTTCAACACAGATGTCCGATTTAAAACAAACATTTAAATATTCGGACATACAATACCAATCCAATGACACGAAAAAAGGAGGTAATCCCCGATACATACGAGGGGAACCTCATCACGGGGTACCTTCGCGAACTTCTCACCCGCGACCCTGACGAGGTGCAGAGGGAATGGGGGGGGAAGCTCACCGGCGCCCAGCGCGTCGCCACGGCCCTGTTCTCAAAGATGGAGATGGGCGACGTCTCCGTTCTCCGCGAGGGGCTTGACCGAATCGAGGGAAAGACAACCGCCAAGAAGGAAGAGGAAAAGAAGGCGACCCTCCGCATTACCTACGGTGAATAAATGGCGCGGCGGAACAAGGTCAAGGCGAATCCCGCCGGCGATTCCGAGCAGGTAATCAATATCAGGCTCAAGGCGCCCCATGCGAAGCAGGAGGCGTTCGTGAACTCGAAGAAGCGCAGGATTATAATACGCGCGGGGAGGCGCGGCGGAAAGACCACCGGCATCGCCATCAAGGCGGTGACCGAGTTCCTCAAGGGGAACAGGGTGCTCTACGCGGCCCCCACTGCGATGCAGATAGACAAGTTCTGGCAGGAGGTGACAGACGCCCTTTACGACGCCATCAAGGCGGGGTACCTCGTGAAGAACGAGACCACGCACACCGTGAGGATGACGAAGGACGCCGACGTGCTCCTCCCCGACACGACGCTCAACGTGAAGGACTGCCGGCTCCGCGCCAAGACGGCGTGGAACGCCGAGACGCTCCGTGGCGACTGGGGGCATCTCCTTATCTTCGACGAGTGGCAGATGATGAACGAGGACGCATGGGAGGTCGTCGGCGCCCCGATGATGCTCGACGCCAACGGGCAGGCGGTATTCATATACACACCCCCGTCACGGCGCACGGCGGGTACCATCAAGGCGAGGGACCCCCGCCACGCATCCAAAATGTTCGCCAAGGCGGTGCAGGACCCGGATGTGTGGGACGCCTTCACGTTCACCTCGCATGACAATCCCCACCTCGACAGGCAGGCCCTTCTTTCCATTACCAAGGATATGTCGCGCGACGCATACCATCAGGAAATCATGGCGGAGGACGACATGGGCGAGGAAGACTGGCTCGTGTTCCGCGCCTTCGACGAGGAGACGTGCATAATCCCCCGATTCCCCATACCGCAGAACTGGCCGGTGTATGTCGGCCACGACTTCGGGATGAGCAATCCGGCGGCGCTGTTCTTCGCGCAGGACCCCGCCACGGGATTCTTCTACGCCTTCGAGGAGTACCTCCCCGGAAAAGGGTACTCCACGTCGCAGCACGTCGCCACATACAAGCGCGTCACCGAGGGCATGACGGTCATGCGGTGCGTCGGCGGCGCCCATGGGGAACAGGAGATACGGGAGGGGTACACCGCCCACGGGTGGCCGGTGAAGGAGCCGCTCCTTTCGGGAATCGCCCCACAGCTCGACAGGGTAATCGGGCTTATGGAGCGGAACAAGATTTACGTTTTTGACGACCTCCTCAATTACAGGGAGGAGCTTATGAACTGCCTGTGGGAGCTGGACAACGAGAACCGCCCCACAAACAGGGTGAAGGACGAGCAGAAGTACCACCTCACCGCGTGCGCGAGGTACATACTCTCCGAGTTCACCCCGGAAACGGTGGAGCCGCGCAAGAAGAGCCGGACCCGCATACTCGAATACTTCAGGTGAATGAACAATGGACGAGGACCCAATGGACAGGGTAAAGCGCGGCGAGGCGTATCTCCAACCGCTTTACACAAGAATGGATGACGACGCGGAGCTGGTACGGCTCGAACCATATACGTTGAAGGATTCCGCGAATCAGCCCGTGCCGAACTCAATCTCGGTCACCCCGAACGAGTCGGCGGTATTCGCCAACTCCGTGGTGGCGATGATACAGGAGACGATATGGCAGGCCTCCGTGGAGGGCGACATCACGGCGGAGCGGGAACGCGCCATCGAGTCCTTCATATACGAGAATCTGTACAGGGCGGACACCCGCCTCGTGCGCATGGGGCAGCCCAAGATGTTCCCCTTCCTTTCCAATCATATCGCGCTTCGCGGATGGATAGGGGCACGGTGGGTGTCGCGCATCGAAGGCGATTCCTACATACCGGACTGTATGCCCCTCGACATGAGGTACTTCTCATACGAGCGGACTTCGGAAGGGCTTTTGTGGGGGGCGTACAGGATGCGCCGCCCCGTCGCCGCCATCGAGGCGGAGTACGGATTCCTCCCAGACACCACGGACCCCATGGTGGACGTCGTGGACTACTGGGACGACACGAGGGAATGCGTGTACATCAAGGACGAGCTGGTCCTTGAGCAGAAGCACCCCTTCGGCGCCCCCCCGTTCGTCATCCAGTCGGCACCCGCCGGATTCATGTTCCGCGACGACGAGCACATCGAGTTCGAGGGCGAGTCCATATTCATGCTCAATCGGGGTCTGTACGACGAGTACAGCAGACTCGTCTCAATCGACCAGACCCTTGCCATGCACGCCGTCATGCCATCGTACCAGAAGCGGTACACGGAGGACATGCCGGAGGAGAACACGCCGTACCCGCAGGGGATAGGGCGCGTGGCGGATGTCAAGGCGGGGGAGGAGTACGACCTTATCCAGCGCCCGGACATAAACAACGCATCCCGCACGGCGCACAACAATCTTTCAGGGGCGCTGCAGCGGGGAGGGGTGAACAACCTCGACCTCGGAAACGTAACGTTCCCCACATCGGCGGTATGGATAAGCGAGCAGACCGACATACGGAACAAGCTCGTGTCCCCCCGCATGAACGCCCTCGGCGCGTTCTACGAGAATCTTGCCCGCCTCATGCTTGAGCAGGTGGCGCTCGGAGGATTCAAGGGGAAGCTCGACATGAAGAAGTACGGGCGGCCCATGTCGTTCGACGTAAACAAGTTCGGCGACCCGTGGGAGTACGACATCAAGTTCCGCATGATGTCCCGCAACAGGAAGCAGGAAGTGGCGAACATCACGGTGGCCGCATCCGCGAGGGGGCTTATGTCCCGCGAGACCATCGTTCGGGACGTCCTCAACTGCGAGGACCCGGAGGCGGAACTCGCACGGCTTGACAACGAGCTTGCCGAAGAAGTGGAACCGGCGTTAAAGCTGTTCCGCATGGCATACTCCCTCGCAGACGAGGCGGACCAGATAGACGATGTGGACCCGCAGAAGGCGGACAGGAAACGCCTTGAGTCGATGATGCTCACGGAACGCGCGGCGATGCTTGTCAAGCTCGGCAGGCAGCAGGCGCAGGCAGCGGCGGGACAGGGGCAGCAGCAGTCCCCTGCCCCGGTGCCGTTGAATCCGCAAAGGAACGAACCAAAGAAGGGTCCTGACAACGGGGCGCTTCACGGGCGCCCGACGGGGGGCAGGCCGCCGACGCCTAATCTCGGCGGCAAGATGGGCGACATCAATGTGCCGGAGGGAGAATGATGGGAAAGATAAAATGGGACAAGGAGCAGGTGCTTCTCCGAATGAGGGAGAGCATCTCGCACGGTACACAGGGCACCACCACGGCGCAGGATGCCGTCGCAGGTATTTTCGCACGGGTGAAGGAAAGGGGTAAGTAATGCCAATCATCACAGAGGACGACGTAACCAAGATAGACGAGGAGGTGGAGGCGCCGCAGCGCCCCATCACCATACCCCAAGTCGAGAACGTCGGAACGGTGGAGGATGTACTTAAAGAGGATATGCCCGAGGTGGAGGGCCTCGACACAGACGAGGTAAAGAAGCTCGCGGCGCAAATATCCGGGCAGTACGTCGAGAAGCCGGCGATGGCGAACTTCACGCCGGAAGAATTAATGACGGCGGCGCAGAGCGACTACACCCATCAGGTCGCCCAGATGCTTTTCGATGATTATGTGGAGGACCTTACAGGGTACACGCAGGGGACAGTGGAGTTTGAGAAGATATATTCCGAGGCGGTGAAGTACCTTCAGGAGTATGTCAATCCGATAACGGGTGTTGCGGAACCCCTCACAGTCGATGACTATTACAATTCCCTCCTTTCGGGAACGATGCAGATATTCGATTCCCTGTTCGCGGGATTCGGGGGAGGGGACGTTACGATGCCTCCGCCGACAGACAAGGAGTTTTACGATAATTACATGAGGGACGAGCAGTCCGTAATCGAGGCGGGATTCAATCAGGAGGTAATCCTATCGAAGGGGGACCTTGAGAAAAATGCGTACCTTATGGCGGACGGTACATACCTCATACCATCCGTATCCATTAAGGATATGGTGTTCCTCAATCCGTCGGGAACCCTCGCCCAACCCCCGGAAGGGTACAGTATCCTGTATGAGCCGGGTGCGGAGGGGGCACCCGGAAAGATACTGGCGTACATATCCCCAAACGGGGTGCGCATCAATCCTGACGGTTCTGTTGTAGGGAACGACGGGAAATCGTACACCGCGGAGGAGTTCGCCATATACGCCGATGCGGTGAGGGCGCGGTCAGGCGGCATGGAAATGAAACTCATGGAGGCACTCGCGTTGATTAATCCCGACGTGGAGCTTCCACAGGGCGATGGGGGAATATTCGACAAGACGCTTGGCGAGTTCATGCGGGCGCTGTCCATAACGGATGAGGAGCTTCTCCAGTTCTACAATAGGGACACCCCGTTCTACGAGGACGAGTTCGTGAAGGCGCTCCGCACCGTGCTGTCCACGGACGACCCGGAGATGAGGTCCCTTATCCTCACGGAACTTGGAATCACAGACCTTGAAAAGAAGAAACTCAATGATATAGTCGTATCGCACAATGAGGAATACACGGGATTGATGGATTCCCTAAAGGTCCTCGGAAAAAAGCAGGCCACACAGATAGGGGCGCTTCTCGGCATACCGCAGTCTGTGATAGACGACCTGTACCCATCGGTGGACTGGAAACAGTTTTTCAGTTTTTCCATTGAACCATCGTACAAGGATGAACTGTGGTACAAGGATGTGCGTGATTCGTTGAGGGTCGGCGTCGCAAACATGGCGTATGCTTTCGAGCAGGGTTACAGGGTGCAAAAAATTAATGCACTCATCACGGACAAGCCCGTTCTCGGCGATATGTTCATGGGGGAACCAATCCCCGATTCCGATGTCCTTGGTGTCGATATAATCATGGCCGCGTATGTCAATGAGTACGGGCTTACGGATGAGGAACGGCAGCAGAGGAACGATGTCGAGATAAACAAGATAGCGGAGGATGTCATAAACGAGTATTACGCCCACATGGAACGATGGGGGAACAACCCGGAGTACATGAGGAGCGACAGGGGTATGCTCAACCCCGTTACATGGTTGGAGATTATCGGGAACACGCTTCCGTTATCCGTTGCCATAATGGCGTCAGTCGGCGCTGGAATGGCCGTGGGCGGCCCGGCAGGGGGCGTTACAGTCGGTACCCTTGTCGGGCAGACCGCCGCGATGGGCGATGTGTATTCCCTTCTTGTCGCGGGGGGCATGGACCCAAAGACAGCATCGAACTACGCATACAATGTAGGTCTCGCATCCGGCGCGGTGGAGTCCCTTTCGGATATGGTGGTCCTCGGCGCGGCTTCTCCAGTATTCCATGCGCTCAAAGGGAACTTCGCACGTTCCCTCTCGCAGGGCGTCGCATCAACGACGCTCAAGATGCTTTCCGCAGGAATAAAGGTGGAAGGCGTGGAGGTCATGGAGGAAATCATACAGGGCGCCCTCGCAAACGCGGCGCTCCAATCCGTGTATGACATACCGATAATGTCCGTGGAGGAACTTACAGGCACCGCAATCGAGACCATGATTGCCACATCGCCGTTCGCGTTCCTTGGCATGGGCGGCGTGCGCATGTCATATACAGATAACATGGCGCGGGTACTCGACAGCTCCTTCGGAACCCTCGATGCGCAGAAGCCGGCCTCCCTCCTTAAAGGATTGAAGGCGACACTCACGGTGAATCCGGATGTTGTCGCATCGATGTCCGAAACGGAGCTTGCTGCATTGGGATACAAGAAGGGAACGGACGGGCAGTGGCATTATACACAGGCCGCGTCAAAACTGTTTTATGAAATTTACAAGCGGGAGACCGCTAACGGCGTACCCCACAAGGACGCGCTTCTCTCGGCATACAATCAGGTTTGCCAAGCATCACCGGAAGCATACGAGGCGCTCGTGGAACGCCTCGACCTGTATGTTGCGGGGAAAGTGGGCGGGGGGCTTATCCAGCGCATAGCGGATTGGGCGGACGCGAAGCTCGATGCGAGGGACAAGCGCCCGGACATAGTGAAGAAAAAAGAGATATTCATTGGACTTGATGAGGTAAACTCAAGGATAGCGAAGTCGAAGAACCCGATCGTAAGCAAAGTACAGGTGAAGGTGTCGGAGGACGGCATCATCAAGTCTGTTGCGGACAAGATTAAGCTCATCGAGAAGGAGGAAGCGGAGATACAGGGAAGGGTCCGTTCCGGCAAGTACAAGGCGCAGATGGACCTTGGGGAAAAACTGCAGCAGGATTATGTGGACAAGCACGGATTGAAGAGCAGGGACGACATACCCATTGAGACCCGCACCCGCCTAATGAGGATAGCGCAGGCGAGGGTTGCGCCGATGGAACGATTCGTCGTGCGCATGGAGTTCACCGATGCGGAGATAGCAGCCATGCGTGTTCAATTCAAGAAGTCGGTGTACGAGAACGCATCATTGAGCGAAAGCACGAGGGCGAACTACGGGGAGGCGTTCGAGAAACTTCTCAACAGCACGAACGAGGACCTTACCATCGATGAGCGCCGTCTCCTCCCCCACGAGATAAAGAAGCTCGGAATGGTGTTCGGTTCCGACTTCGAGACCGCACTCCGAAACGCATACGCCATCGAGCACAGGTACAACAACGCTGCAAACACAGGATGGAAGAAATCAGTCGCGGTGGCTTCAAAGATAAACATGGCGGCGCGTTTCCTCCAGACAGTCGGTGACTGGTCTGCGGTGTTCCGTCAGGGATTCGGGCTTATCGGTATGCCTAAAGAGTTTGCGAGGGCGTTCATCAATGCAGCGCACGCCGCGAAGTCGGAAACATACATGAAGCAGCACAATACCACGATGGCGAACGAGCTGTTCAACAGGTGGGGGGACATAGAGGAGATGTATATGAAACATTCGGGGTCCCACTTCTTCACGGAACTCGACGCAGCCCTCTCCGAGAGGGAGGAAGCCATAGGAATGAACTTTTTGCAGGACATGGCACGCACCCTCAAGGAACATCACATGGGGGCGCTCGCTGTTTTACCCACATGGTTCGACAGACTCGTGGCCGAACCTTCCAACAGGCATTACGCAACATTCCTCAATACACTCCGGTACGAAACATACAAGCATTACGCCAAGATGCTCGATGATGCGGGCATGTACGACACCAATAAGGAAGCGTATGTGGATTTGATGGAGGGGGTCTCGTTCCTTACAGGGAGGGGTCAGTTCGGCAAATACTCGAAGTACACGAAGGAGCTTTCCGCCGTGTTCTACGCGCCGAAGCTCGCCATCTCGTATCCGCAAAGGGTACACCGTATGTTCTCGTCCACGGCGGCAGCGGCGTCTGGGGACAAGGGGCAGGCGATTGTGGCGAGGATGATGGCGCGGAACATGATTGCCGCTTTGGGAAGCTCGTATGTCGTGGCGCGTCTCGCCATGTATGCCTTTAACGACGATGACGATAATCCGGTGGTGACATTCTCCCTCGACCCGCGTTCCACATACTTTGGGAAGCTCCGTTTCAAGAACACGACGATAGACATTTCCGGCGGTGCATCGACGTACATACGCCTCGCGTACCAAGTAGCATCAGGCGAGCGCCTCACCACCGGCACCGGTGCGGAATCGGAGGCGGACAGGGTGGACACCATCATACGATTCTTGAGGGGTAAGCTCGGTCCTATGCCGGGAATATTCTTCGATGTCGTGGATGGTACAAATTACACAGGGAAGGATATAGATGTATTCAAGACAGGATTTTATTATGAATCGGCACTTGAACTTTTCATACCGATGGCGTGGAAAGGCGCGTATGAGGTATTCAAGGAATACGGGGATTCGGATGACCCATCGACGTGGGTGTTCCCTATTATCGCAGCGCTCGCGGAGGCGTCGGGTTTTAATGCGACGACGTGGGATAATCGGACGTATGACGATATAATATCATCGGCTGGAACGATTAATCCAAACTTCGGTCTTTTGAAGGACAATGGGGAGATGGACACCGATATGTACATATCCCTCGACAATCTGTACGGGGACATGTCGGCGGTGCTGAAGGGCATAACGTCGGACATGCTCACGCCGGAGTTCATATCACGGTACAACTACGACCCACTTACCGTGCTGTTCATACAGACGAGGGACCTTGAGAGGGAGTACACAAACAGGTACTTCACCACACCACTCATAGAGATTAATGCGGATTCAACCCAAGGGGGGACGTACCACGATATGTTCAAGGCGGGAAAGATTACGGAGGACGAGTACGCGCTCCTTAACAGGTATTGGGAACTGCCGACGCAGGAAGCGAGGGACGCCTTTCTCAAGCAGCATCCGTTCCTTGCCATGAGCGGCTCTGAAAAGGATATGAGGTGGCTTATCGAGAATCCGCAAGAGAACGCCATGCTCGCATTGTGGGGAAAGGCGGACATAATGACACGCGCCGCATACGAAGCGATGAACGCGCTTATAGAGGAACATGGATTGTCGGAGACGATGGTGCCAACGAACAATCTCCCCTCACCAGAGTTCATAGAGGACCACTTCGACTTCATAGCACTCAAGGAAACGCTTGGGGACACATACACATTCGGCTCAGACGAAGTGCAGCTGTGGCGTCTTGAGCACCCGGAGTACAACGACTACATGGAATGGACCGTGCCGAAAGAGGCGGCGGAGACGCTCAAGCTAAAGATAAAGTACAAGGATGAGTTCGCATACCTCGATTCATTGAAAGACGAGAAAAATCCGAATTACATATACGACGATGAAGCCCGCGACGAGGCGAAGAAAACATATCTCGTGGAGCACCAACCATTCTACGAGGCGTACATACGCAAGGAGTTCCTCACAGACGGCACGGAGGGCATGGACCAAGAGAAGGTAAAAGAGTTCATCGAATACAAGAAGCAGTCGTACCACCTTGGGGCTTCCGCGTCTGAAGCCATGCTCATCCTCGCAGAGAACAAGGAACTCCACGAGTGGATGCTCGCCAACGGCCTTATCTCCCGAAAGGTGGAGGATGTGAAGCCGGCGGAGTATTACCGGATTGACCTTGAGATAGCGCCGATGGACGAGGAGTACGCAGCCGCGCGAGAGGTATCCGATTCGATGGGTGATGCGTTCCTCTTGGCGAATATGGATTATGCCCGCAAATATTACATACGGAAGGCGTATGGGGATTACGTCGCCATAGGTCTGGATGAGAAGTATGTCCCCGATTATGTGGAATGGCAGATAAATCTTCTCAACGGAAAGGAAGGGTGGATTCGGCAGCACCCAGAGTTCGCCACACATTATACCAACAGACCGAACGAGTCCATATACTTCGACGAGTGGTGGCTCATGGAACACAATGGATTCTACAAGGGCATGGTGCGCATCGGAGGCATGGCGAAACAGGAGTTCAACGGCATACCTTCCCCGGAGGAACTCAAGATGTGGATGACATACTGTTCATATCCACCGTACAGTTCCACAAGGAAATATTACCGTGCGCAGAACAGGGATGTTTTCGAGGGTGTGTACATACGGCTCGGCGGAGGAAAAATCGTTGTTACCAAGACAGACGGAATCCACAAGGCAGGGGAAATCCTGTCCGGCGAGGCAGGGTATATTTATTGGAAATGGGTACATGGGTATATATAGCAAACAAATGTGTCCGATTTAAAACAAACATTTATAAACTTGGACATCTAATACCATAAACAAGAGGAGACAACACAATGTCAGGCGAAACCACCGAACCACAGGACCCGCTTTCTCAAGGGGAGGGACCGGCTTCTGAAAAAGGGAGTACCTCGGCAGAGGGACAGATTCTTACCGCAGAGCAGATAGCGAAACTACGGAGTGACGCGGCTGCGGAAGCGGGGAGACAACGTAAGGCAGCCGAACTCGAACGCGATTCAGCGAAACAGCAACTCGACGAGATGAAAGCACGACTTGAGGAACTGGAAACGGCGAAGCGCGAGGCGGAGTTGGCACAGTACAAAGGTGACCCGGCAAAGCTGGAGGCGTACCAACGGGAGACGCAACTGACGGACAAGGAGAGGAAACTTCTCGCCCTTGAAAAGGAAATCGCTCGGCGCGACGCACTCATCAAGGAGAAGGAAGAGAAACTCACCAAGGCCGAAAAGGAAGCGCAGCTCCGAGAGGTGGCATCCAAGCACGGTGTTACACTCGATGAGGTGAAGGAACTCGGCATCGAACCGACGGTCCTCGACACACTCCTGACGAAGTTCCTTAAAAAGGAACAGAAGGAGGAGCCGAAGAACGACGAGTGGTTCAACTTCAAGCCGGATTCCGGGGTCACGTCGGGTGGCACAGGCAGACTTACCAATGACTCAGCCAAACGTATGCCTTTTGAGGAATTTGAAAAAGCCCTCCTCAAGAAGAAGTAATCGGTGAAATCTAATGACATCAAACACCTTCATCACACCCGATGTCGTAGCGAAGCAGGGACTTGCTTCGCTCCGAAACCACCTCGTGATGGGAAACCTCGTACACAAGGCGTACTCACCGGAGTTCCGAAAAGTAGGCGATACCGTCTCCATTCGGAAGCCGGCGGAGTTCACTGCCATTGAGTTCGACGGGGACCTCACGGGCGAATACAAGGCAATTACCGAAACGTCCACGACCATAAAGATGGACAAGACCTTCGTTGTTCCAGTAGAGGTAACGGCGCATGAGATGACTCTTGACGTCAATGACTTCTACACACAGGTGGCGGAACCCGCCGGTGCAGCGCTCGCGCAGTACATCGACTCGGAGCTTACCCGCCTTTACAGGAACATCCCGTATCAGGTGACATCAGGCGGCACCATCACGGATGTCATCAGCTGCCGAAAGGAACTCAACGACAACAAGGCACCGTTCACAGGGAAGCGCAGCGCCGTTCTTTCCCCGACCACAACCGCCATGATGCTCGCTCTTGACACCTTTGCAGAAGTGGACAAGGTGGGACGCACGCAGGCACTCTACGACGCATCTCTCGGACGATTGTACGGCTTCGACTTCTACGAGACGCAGAACATCCAGACCCATGCTGTTGGGACAGTCGACCTCGCAGGTGCGGTGAACACAACCGCCGCCGCAGGAGCCACGTCAGTAGTAGTCAAGTCGCTCGGAACGGGCACCGTGAACGAGGGTACCAAGGTCACCTTCGCCGACGACGGCGGAGTGTATGTCGTGACAGAGGACGCCACCATCACGTCGAACGTCGCCACGCTGAAAATCTACCCCACCCTCGAGGACGGCACGTCAGCGGACCAAGTGGTTACACTCGCACCGGCGCTCACGACCTCATCGGAGAACCTGTTCTTCCATGAGAACGCATTCGCCATGGTGACCGCGCCGCTCGCGCCACCGATGGGCGGAGCAAAGGGAGCTTCGATGAACTTCGACAACCTGTCCATCAACGTGACCTACGACTACGATTCCGCGACCATGAAGAACATCATCCAGTTCTCCGTGCTGTGCGGATTCAAGACGCTCTACCCCGAATACGCCTGCCGCCTGTACGACGCTTCGTAAGGAGATGATTCACCATGACAAACGCTAAAGAAATAGCGGTGAATCAGAGCCAGCTCTACGCCGACGTCGCCAAGGCGGAGACGACCATCTACCTCACGGACGGCACGGGCTTCGAGGACCTCCAGATTCCGTTCCTCGTCATCGTGGACCCCGGAACGGACATCGCGGAAATCATGCTCGTGACCGCCATGGACGACGCGGAGCGGAAGCTCACCGTGGAGCGCGACATGCTCGGCACAACCGACGTGGCGCACTCCGCAGGGGCGCTCGTGTACGAGTACACCAAAAAGACGTACATCACGGTACCCATCGTGGACGTCTCCACGGCGGCTACATGGGCGTTCGTGCCTCCAGCAAGCGTGGTGACGAAAATCAGCACCGTCCTCTCGGCGACCATCGCCACGGCGGACGCGGTAATCACCTGTTCCAACAAGACGCAGGCGATTACCGACGGTGCCATCACCATCGCCTACGACGGGTCGGCTCTCGGAGACATCGACGCCGTGTACCCCACGGCTTACTCGGAGTTCAACGGGACAACGGACTACCTGAAAATCGTGAACGGCGGAGCATCCACCAACACAGCCCCGGTGGCGGTGACCTTCGAACTGGCGGTGCTGTAAGCCATGTACCTCTCCGGCGTCCGGCAGCTATGCAGGCAAATCCTACAGGATGAGATGGATAGCGACGCCGGGGGGGAGATTTTTCAAGACGACGAGCTGGACCTCCACATCACAAATGCGGTGCGAAAGCTCGCCAGTTATTCCCCCGTGGAATCGAAAGAGGAACTTACCGCTTCCGGCACGGACGAACTCGACTTATCCTCGATAAGCGGGCTTCGCCGTGTCATAAAGGCGGAGTACCCTGTCGGGAACTCGCCAAGGACCTTTGTGAATTTTACGCTGTTTGGGGATTCCCTTATCCTATCCGAAGAGGTGGGTGACGGGGAATCCGTATATGTGTACTGCACAATGGACCATACCCTGACCGAGGCATCGACAACACTCTCCAACAGGGAGACGGACCTCGTAATAACAGGGGCGTGCGGTCTCGCCGCCATGAGCAAGTCGATGAAGTACCTTAATCGGGTGAACGTCGGCGGCGCCAATATGTACGGCGCCATGCACTCGTGGGGGGAACGTATGTACAACGAGTTCCTAAAACAGGCGCGGAACATACGGAGAACCCGTCTGGAAAGCATATATGAGGTATGAACAATGAGGGCATTGATAAACGGAAAAGGGGCGGAGGCGTGCTGCGAGGCAGCGATGCGCCATACCACCAACGAAGGTACCCTTATATGGGCGTGCCGCACAAGGACAGGCCCGTTCCGAAAACTCCTGCGCAAGTGGGATAATTGGAGGGCCGCGTACTGTTATTCACATAGGGGAGAGGTACATGAAGCGGTGGCGGAGGGGAAAGTGAATCCCCAATCCATCGCACATACTATCGCATACATGATTAGGGAGACAAAAACATGGCACAAACTCAAGCCACAACCCACGAAGGCAGCGCCGAAACAGCAAAACTGTTAGGAGGCGCCGCCGCGTCGAAAATCGCGAAGGTCGTAGGGCTAAAGACATCCTGTTCCGCAGTTGTTACCGCCACATATTCAGGTCTTACACAATGTACCGAATCAGGTCTTACCGCCGCTGCAGCGGACACCGTGTCCGTCGTAACGGTGTCGCAGACCAATGACGCGGTACAGGTTGACCACGAGTTCACGGCGGCAGCTGCGGCCACGGTCAAGGGATTCGCAGTCCTCAACAACGACGCGGACGTCTGTTACTCGCTTTGTTGTTTCGCAGCCGACGTGGTACTGGAAAACGGGGACAAGCTTACCGTGCAGATGAAGCATAAGATAGCGGCTTCAGCTTCGTAAGGGGGTGTCCTCGTGACACTCTATAAGGGAGCCAACAACGCATACAGTACGTTAGCCGCCGCCATCGACGACACGACAACGACCATCACCGTGCAGACCGGGGAGGGAGACAGATTCCCTTCCACTTTTCCTTTTCCGATTACTGTGAACAGCGAGATTATGCTCTGCACGAATCGGAGCGATGACACGCTTACGGTGACGAGGGGGGCGGAAAGTACATCGGCGGTACCCCATTCCGAGGATGCCGGTGTCCACAACAGGATTACCTTCGGGTACTTCTCGGAGATAAACGATGCGGTGGATGACAAGCTCGACGCGACGGGGGACACGGTGACAGGAACGCTTAATATCGACAACACGACGGGAAAGTTCAAGCTCCCAGTAGGGACAGACCTGTATGACTAATTACGGATATGTGTGGATAGAGGGCGATACGTTTCGCTATATCGACGCCACAGGTGTCGAGTATGCCAAGACAGGGACATCCCTCGGCTCGCCCGAAGGGGCGGTGTCCGGGCGATGGTGGCTTGATACGGCGGACGACCTCCTCCACTATATCGACGCATCGGGTGTGGAGCGCACCCTTCCCAAGACGCTCATATCCGACCCGTCGGCGACTGGAGGGTACGCATGGGTGGAATCCGCCCACCTCCGCCACATCGGGGCGGACGGCAAGAAGTATTACCTTGAGATGTGCCAGTCGTGCCAGTCCTGCGACGCTGCCGAAGCGCCGGGGTGCGACACCTGCGAGACGTGCGAAACGTGCGACTCGTGCGAATTAAGCGACGGGGGGGCATCGTGTGAAAGCTGCGAAACGTGCGACTCGTGCCAGACGGTGTACACCGGATGCTCCTCGTGCGACTCGTGCCAGACCTGTTATGCGTGTTATATATGCAATACCTGTCAGGTATGCGACAGCTGCGATTCGTATTATTCATCGTGCCGCGTGTGCGACTCGTGCCAAGACTGCAACACGTCGTGCTACTCGTGCAACACCTGCCAGAAGTGCGACTCGTGCTACCGGTGCGTTACGTTTCAGAGTGTGACATGCGCCGTATGCGCCGTATGCCAGACCTGCAATACCTGTGAGGCATGTGAGATGTTTGAATGACGCTCTGTGACGAATGCCAGACCTGTTACTCGTGCCAAGTGTGCGATTCGGGTGAATCGGGAGGGGGGTGCGCCGTGTGCGACGCCTGCCAGACCTGCTACACGTCGGAAGCCACATGCTCCTCGTGCGACACATGCCAGTCGTGCTACACCGTGTGTCAGGCGTGCTACGGGTGCGAGACGTGCAACACCTGTCAGACGTGCCAGACGTGCGATGACTGCAATACCTGCCAGACGTGCGACTCGTGCCAGACCTGTTACTCGTGCGATAATTGTTATTCCTGTTACGGTTCATGCGACACCTGCCAATATTGTTACAACTGCGACAACTGCGGGACGTGCCAAGTATGCGTGACCTGTTATGCGTGCCAGACGTGCCAGACGTGCAATTCATGTCAGGCATGTTATTCATCAAAACAGACATAAGGTGGAAAAAATGAACAAATGTGCAACGTGCCAGAACTGTTATACGGCGCAGAACGGAAAGCCGCAGACACAGGGTATGCCATCGAGGCCAACGAAGTATGCCCCAATTACCAATATAACACCCCATATCACCACGGCGTGCAATCTCAAATGCCCGTACTGTTTCGTGTACTTCGATGACTTCAAGCCGGAGACCATGACAAGGGAGACCGCCGAAAGAATGGTGGACTGGTTGATAAAGGAATCCCGCAACGAGCGCGGCCTTTCCATACACTTCTTCGGAGGGGAGCCGTTCATGGCGCCCGGAATCATGGAGCACACCATCGAGTACGCCAAGGAACAGGGCATGATATGGGACAAGGTATTCTCTTTCGGAGCCACCACCAACGGCACCCTCCTTGAGGACAAAGCCCTCGAACTCGTCCTCAAGCACAAGATAAAACTTTTAATATCCCTTGACGGGGACAGGGAATCCCACGACAAGAACAGGAAGTACCACAACGGAACGGGGAGTTACGACGACATCATGGAGAATATACGCCACATACCCCCTCCGATGTACGACTTCCGCCTCACGTTCACCCCCGAAACAGTCGGGCGCCTCGCCGCGAACGTAATCCATCTCCACAAGAAGTACGGCAAGATTCCGGCGCCACTCCCCGTGTTCGAGGTGGAGTGGACAGACGAATCGTGGGGCATATACGAACGGCAGCTCCGCATCCTCATGGATTACGTTCTCGACTGTCAGGAAAAGGGCGTTACCGTGAACATCAAGCAGTTTCAGGATGCCGAGCAGGTCATCAAGCTGGAGAAGCGCATCCCCACGACGTGCGGGAGGGGTGTTGGGGGTGTCGGAATCGACCCAAGGGGAAACATATACCCGTGCCACAGATTCACCACGAACGCCCGCATACCCAATGAATACATAATCGGCACCATCGACACAGGCATCGAATACGAGCGAAGGGCGAAGCTAATAGAGATGGATTCCTCAAAAATCCGTTCCGAGGCATACGACTGCATGAGGTGTCCGGCCCGTATGCGATGCGCCGGTCACTGCCTCGCCGTGAACTTCGACATGACGGGAGACTCGTTCACCGTCGCCAAGAATCAATGCGACTTCGAGCGCATCAATCAGCGTGTCGGAGCGGAGCTGTACTGCATACGAAAGAACTTCGGAGGCGGGAAATGAGTAGTGCCACAATCATGTTTTCGGATATGTCGATAGTTCATCGTTACCCTGACGTTCCAGTTGCCGTGAGGTGAGATGGTATGGCAACGACAACAATTAATGCAAGTGAAAATAATATGTACACCCTATTTGGTAGGAGTTCTTCATATTCAACTGCAAGAAGCACATACACAAATAGAATGCAGTATGATTCATTTAACGTTGGACAACAACGAAATTATTATAGTGATTCCAACTATGCGGTATATAGAGGTACACTATTATTTGACCTATCTTCATTGAGTGGAATAACCATAACAGCCGCCATATTGTATTTGACTGGTAATTCTGATAATTCAACAGTGGACTTTTACATCGAAGCGAGGGCATATACCCAATCATCTATTACATTGGACACTGATGGATATAATGCATACGGCTCATCATACTTTGGGCGTATCAATTCCTCGGATTATTCATCAAATGCAGATGGAATGGCTATAACATTGAATTCAAGTGGCATATCATATATAACAGGCAAACTTGGGGGGAATTGCATATTCTCGATTGTTTCTAATGAGGATATGGCAAACTCCGCACCAAAATCAGATAACTTTGAGTTTGTTAGTATTTGTTCACCAGAATATTCTCTATCATCCAAAAGCCCCCATCTATATTTGGAATACTCGACGTCCGCCTCATACGAGGAGTCCGCATCCATCTCGTACTTCTCCGTGTCGGCGCTGCGCACCGTTGGGCGACCACGTTCCATGTCCGTGGAATCCACCACATCACCAACGGCGAGCGCGTACCCTAACTTCGTGAGACCGTCCTCCATCCTCTCCGAGTCGGCTCCCACCTCGTCACGCTTACAGGAACTCTCCCGCCTCACTGCGGAGCAGTTCGGCTCCGTGCCTTCCGCATCCCGCGTCAAGGAAGCGCCGAGGGCTTCATCGGTCACCTCGAACACCGCTGCCAAGAACACCCTCGCGGACGGGCTTGTCCTCTACCTTGACGGGACGTATGATGCTGTCAACGGGTGGTTTGTGGACAAATCAGGAAACGGCAACCACGGCATACCGTACAACGGTGCGACAACGGGAACGGGGATTGTCGGGGATGGTATTAGTTTTGATGGGGTGAATGATTATTTAAAAGTTAATAATTTTACATTGACAGCGCCCTACACTATTGTATCGTGTGTCAAAATTCCCGAAATGACAACAGGTGGGCACATACTTGTCAATTTAGGGGGCTATGTGAATCATTATCCTCGTTTTATCCCTTCCTACGGCACATCAGGCAAGAGCTTATTACAACTTAATAGTAATTGTTATCGATACGGAACAATTGATGTAGCTGACGATAATTGGCATAATATTGCATTTGTTGTGCCTTCTGATAGTGCTGCTAGTGATATATTAGATAGTTGCATATATATTGATGGTGTAAATGATAGTGGTGTTACTTACTTTACTGTTGACCCGATAACACCAACAGGTGATTATTTTATTGGATATGGATTTTACGATTATGCTGACGAAATCCGCATATACGACAGGGCGTTGAGCCCGAATGAGGTCAAGGCGTTGTACGAACTGCATGGCTCTGAGGTCATGGAACCATCCAAGACATACACCGCCATACGGAACGAGACCGCCACCGCCACCTCCGTACCCACGGCATCGCGCTCCACGTTCATCACCCGCGCCGCCTCCGCGCTCGCCGATTCCATCGTTTCGGCATGGCAGCAGGGCAACACGTTCATATCGTCGGCGGCAACCGCCACCGCCTCCGCCGTGGCTACGGGAATCAAGTCGGCGACGCGCACCGCCTCCGCCGTGTGGGACTCCGTTTCAACGGGAAGCCGCCTCACGTCCCTCATACGGAACGAAAGCGGCGAGTTTGGTAGTTCCGTGTCCGCCACCGCCCAGCGTGCCGTACAGCGCCTCTCAAGCGCTCTGGCGACGTCCTCCGCCGCAGCGACACGCGCCATCGACATCACGAGGAGCGCCGTGTCCACCGCCGTATCGTCGGTGCGCGGCCTCATCTCGTACTTCTTCGAGGGAATCATCTTCAACGACCTCGGATTCAACAATTACAGGAGCACGCAGACCGCATCCACCGAGTACGAGTCGAGCGCCGTTCCGTGGTACTACCAGTTCTACGCCGTCCTCGCCTCGGTCATCGCCACCTCCTCGGCAGCGGCTACGAGGGCGCTCGACATCACGAGGAGCGCGGTGTCCGACGCCACCTCCTCGGCCATCGCGTTCATGTATGCGGTGTACGCATCAACGAAGTACGCCGTGGTTACAGCCACATCATCGGCAACAGCGCTCCGCTCCCTCGCGCTCACGAGGGCGGGGGAGATGACATACTACGCATTATGCCTCGGCGCCCGTGTCAAGGAGCATGTCCGTACCGCGACTGGCACGTTCACCCATTCCATATATTCGGCGTTTGTTGAAAGCGGGGGATTCTTTCTTCGTGTGGCAGAAGTGGGGTGGGACACCTCCGTTTCGGTGTGGAAGGGAATCACCATATACGCGGACACCATATTCGACACATCGGCATCCGCAATCCTCCAATGGGTAATCAAGTTCCATCTCCTCATCGAGGGATTCACGGCGAAGTACGCCTCGATAAGGGGCACGTTATATGAATACTTTAAAATACGGGGAATGACAAAAAGGTATGCGAAGTTAAAAGACGCCTTGTACGGAGGGCGAAAGTGATGGAAAGGGAACTCTCATTCATAAAAAACGACATCTACGCCCTACGAAGCTCCACGAGTCTCGGATGGGCGACGGCGTATGCCATATACCAGTTTACCGATTCTGGCGACACCATGATGGTGCAGGCGGCCCGGACAACGACCACGGTGTACGCCGTGGCGCGGGGAATCCTCGCCACGAGTCTCGCCGCATACGACAGTACGCAGCTTATCACATCCGCCACGCTCACCCTGTACTGCACGGAGAAGGTCGGCTCGGACAGGGATGTGTATGTGTACGGGTACGACGGGGATTCGATAGCCGGAGACACCGAATCGTTCAACTCATACGGCGACACGCTCCTCGGCACCGGCGCAGGGGCGGACCAAGTGGAGGACACCGCAATCACCATCACGTTCAACGCCGACGGTCTCGCATACCTCAACGACCACCTCGGAGAGACGGAGGTGGCGTTCATGCTGCGAAGCCAGAACGACACCGCCGTGGAGCCGGGGTCCACCGCAACGCGCCCGTATGTCCGCTTCGCATCGCCGGAGCATGATACGCTCGCATACCGTCCCGTTCTCGCCATAACGGTATATACGGAACCGCAGGAATCCGCATGGTACGACGGCATGGAGAGCACGCCCGTACACCGATTCACGAGAGGGGAGACACTCATGGTGGCAGCCACGGTGAAGGACTCGTTCGGGGATGACGCGGAAGCCACATCCGCAACTGTAACCATCACCACCTCAACGGGAACGGAAGTGGTGACGGAGGGCGATATGACGGTGGAATCAGGGCTTGTCTATTATTATTACAACATCCCGTCAGACACCGTTTTGGGGGGATGGTACGCAGACATCACCGTTAATTCGGGGACAGGGGAGCTGGTCTATTCACAGGTGTACCGCGTGTACTTCGAGGTGATGGAATAATGGCGGAGAATACCTATGTCGCGGAAGAAACGAACATATATTCACTTCGGGGACATGCCAACAACCTCGCGGACAGAACCAGCTTTTCCCTCCTTTTCCCCTCGGCGTGCGCCGCCGCGACGGTCTCGGCGGAAAGCGCCGCCTCGTTCAACGTGGGGGCGTACTTTAGGGAATATTCCGATGGTCCGACATGGTGGAAGCAGGAGCAGTACGAATCCGCAACGGTATGGCGCGGCACGCTTACGTTCGTGCCCGACGTCACGGCGACCAGCGGATTCCTCAAGATTCACGCATTGGAGACATTCGACACCCCCACGGCGAACGTGGTGTATGTGTACGGGATGACGGAGGAGACGCTCGCCGCCACAGGAGACTGTTTCGCAGGGTATGACACGGCGGTTCCGATGGGAAGCTTCGTGTTCCCCGGCGCCGCAGGGGAGATTACCATTCCCCTTACCGATGCGGGCATAGCGTATATCAATTCGCACACAGGGGAGAACTGCCACATAATGCTCGTGCTGTCGGGGACATTCTCCGATTCCACATCGTATTCACTCGGTGGCATGGAGGTATATTCCACCTTTGCCTCGCCGGAACACGCCACCGAATCATACCGTCCACAGCTGGTACTGTACTCGGAGGACTCCGGTGCCGGCGCTGTCCCGCCTTCATGGGGGGAAATTACCGCAGCGACGCCCTCACACCGCCACAGGGCGGGGTCCACCGTGGTATATAGATGTTACTCCGCAAAAGACGGCGCGGCGGAATCCCCGACGTCAGGCGCGGTCACCATCACCGATTCGACAGGAACGGTGCAGGTGGCGGCAGGCGTGATGACGCACACGGCGACGGGAATCCTTGATTACCCTTACAAGATAGACGCGGACGCCGCTACGGGCACATGGCATGTCAAGGCGACGCTTACCTATGGCGTGGGGGACACGGCGAGGTACGTCATCGAAAGGCAGCAGTTCGAGGTGGTATGATGCGTTCCGTATCCGGCAAGACACTCGCCGCCATGAGGCGCATGGAGCCGTATGGCGTGGAGATGGAGATTGTGTTCACATGGGCGGATGTGGAGCATACCGTCACCATGGAGAAGATTCATTCCCTCAAGCACACGGAACGCATGGGTGACAACAAGCTCATAATTGAGGTGGACAACACCGATGGATTCTTTACGAGGAACTCCGTGAACGGGTACGGGTGCGTCGCCTATTACGGGTACGACGGAGACCTGTACCCGACGGCGCCGCTCCGCGTAATCCGCGTCGTGCGTTCCTCCGTGCCAGGGAAGCTCCGTGCGGAGATTACGGCGGTGGGCCTGTTCGATATGCTCGCCAAGGAGAAGGCGCGTTCGCAGTTCACCGCGACAAAAGCCGACGGGTACTCCGTGAAGGATTACTTCGACATGGTGTGCGGATGTTCCCCCCTATACAGGGATGTCGGTCAGGAGACCGAATATGCCGCAGGGGAATGGGTACGTTCCCCCAGCGTGGAAAAAGCGTTGCGGTGCAAGGTCGGAGGAACGACGGATACTTCCGCGCCTGAAGTGCCTGTCACGGCATGGGGCACGGAGGTCACGGACGGCACCGTTACATGGACCGTGGAGGACGAGGACAATCCATTCGGTGGCACCGTTCTCGATGTGGACCTCTCGAATCCCCTCGATTACGCCATCAACACCTCCGATGAGCTGTTCATGGATTACATACCCTCCTCCGAGTTCTCGTTTGAGGAGGGAAGTTCCAGAAAAGCGGCATTGATGGCGCTCCTCAATCTCACCAATTCGGTGTGTCGCGTCGATGACGACGGGAGGATAGTCGTATTCATGCCGATGGAGGAAGGGGACGGATTGCATTACGAGTACGGACTGTACGGAAAGACGCCGTTCTACTCATACTCGAAACGGGATGACATGCCGGAACCGAATCGAATCGTGGTGCGCACCCCGGAGGATGCGGACACCCAGTATATCGGCGAGGCGGTGGACCCGTCGTTTTACTATTACCCCATAACTGGGATTTACCGCGCGTATGTGGAATCGGACACGGAGGCGAGGGAACTCGCGGAAGCGTACATGAAGCAGCTTCAGTCCGCAAGCTCCAGCTCCTCTGCGTCCGTGCCCCTCCATCCGGGCATCGAGCTGTTCGACAGGGTGAGAATCACCGACGAACGGGGAGGTACCGTGGATGAGGGGAACGTGCGGTATATCCAGCGCAGGTACGGAATCAACGACAAGGAACGGAAAGTTATCGGATTCATAATCGGATTCGGGGAGCGCGACAGGTACAGGGAATCCCTTGAACGAGACGGGCTTGACGAGAACGAGCAGATATTCCCCTCCTTCTCATCGGGTACGAGTACGGGGATTTCTCCGGGGCGGGGCCACAGGGGCACGGCAGGCGTGCTTGTAGGAACGATACGGCGCTCCACCAGATTCGGCTCAAGGGAGCTGTGGATATAAACCATTAAATACGAGGAGACAAAAAACATGGAAACGAGGTTGGGTAAAATCGAACAAGATATAGACCACATAAAGAAGTCCCTTGACACCTTGACATGCTGCCTTATCGGGTCGGACATGACGAGCGGTCTCGTGAAGGAACACCATACCAACTGCGAACGGATTAAAGACCTTGAGGAGGAGGTCAATCGGCTCCGTTCCGTGCAGTATGCGATAGCTGCGGCTGTGGTTCTGTATCTATTAAATACTATTCTGCAATCTGTGTTGGTGTAACCTCATGCCCCGCCAAGACATCTCACGGGGTGAGATGGAATCCGTACTTGAGAAGTATAACGGATGCCTCACCCGCGCCGCCGCGCACTTTACCGAGTTTGGGAAGCCCATCACGAAGGAGGGTGTGCGGAAAAAGTGCATACGCATGGGAATACAGTACAACAAGGAGACCAAGAACTACGCATACCTCGAAAAGATGAAACACATCGCAGACGAGTTCCCCTCTTATGACACCTTCGAGCGCATCGAAGGGGATGTCCTTATCGTGTCGGATTTGCACTGCCCGTTCTTCTCGCCGGAGTGGGTATGCCGCGCCCTCGATGTTGCGAAAGCCCAAGGCATAAGGAAGGTAATCATCGCGGGCGACGTCCTTGACGGGAAGTCAATATCCTCCTTTAAGTGTGCGGACAAGAGCCACACCTTACAGATGGAGTTCACGGCGGTCCGCCAGATTCTTATGGGGTTCCTTGAACAGTTCGAGGAGGTGTACCTTCTCACAGGGAATCACGATGAGAGGGTGGCGAGATTCACCGAACAGCAATTCACCTTGTCGTACCTGTACCAGCACATACTGCCTGACCGAAAGCTCCATGTGTCGGAGTACGCCTACTGCATCGTGAACGGCAACATACGGGTAACCCACCCATACAATTATTCATCGGTCCCCGGCTCCGTTCCGAGGGGACTCGCCTCGAAGTATCTCCAGCACATCGTCATGGGGCACACCCACCGCGTCGCCGTGGCATACGACGCTTCGGGAAAGTACCTCTCGTGCGAGATAGGCGGCTTGTTCGACGCGTCGAAGTTTGACTGGATTAATCTAAAAGACAACCGCGCCCCCTCATGGAACAACGGCTTCGCCATCGTGAAGGACGGAATCATAACGGTGTTCCACGACCACACATACTGGGATTCATGGATCTGACGTAATCCCACCACTAAAGTAGTGGGGTTCTATGGTTGGCATGCTTCCTATGCCATTGCCATTCGGGGGGCATCAGTGCTCCCCTCTGCCATATCTCTTTCTATGACAGATTGATTCACGT